AATATCTATATATATTTTCCGTAACCTGGTAACTTTCGTTTATCCGGTAACCCTGCTAAGTTTGGCAACTCCTCTTTTAAAGAAACGTACCCTTCTCTTGAAGAAACGTTTTTAATTATGGAAGATTCTATCCCCCATTCCGCTCACCCCCTTTCCTTAAAATTTTATTAACTGAGGTACTTTAACTATGACAGATAATACAGACTCAAAGGACGTAGATAAACCGAGCGCAGACGGAAGTTTTCGAGGAAAAGACGGAAAGTTCCTTCCTGGTAATAAAGCATCAGTTGGAAATATCGGTGGAGCTTACGGGAAAGTCTCTATTGTAAAGCGTTTAAATGATTATCTACACGATAACCCCGATAAGTTAGATAAGATGGTTGAGAAGGCCATAACAAGGGCATTAGACAACGTAACAGACTTCCACGAGATAACTAATAGGATAGATGGCAAGGCCGTAGAGCATCATAAAATAGACACAGAAATACCTATCAACATTACCTTTGCCCCTTTGGTCAGAATCAGTGAACAACCAGCTCTTGAAGGGTCTTGTACTGAAATACCGGCAATCCAGAATCAAGAATAGAATCTCATTTACCCCTTTTAACACCGGCATTGGACACCCGGTCAGGCGTGGCAATAATGGTCAGATGCCATAAAAACAATTAATTGTAAAGTAATAATGGTTATCTAGCCTCAAATAGTCAGACCATAATAGTTATAGTACGCCCTTACTAATGAGTAACCTACATAGCTAGATACATTATAGATACAAGCCAGTCTCCATAAACGAAGTGGACTTGGGAATGGGTTGGGTCTTATATACGTTTTGCTTGGCGTATAAAAAATTCCCCATTTTGAAAATACTTATTGTAAATTAAGAAGTATGGCAAATAAGATAGAAGAAAAGAAGATAGAGGTTAAATACACCTCAGTATTTGAGAAAAATCGTAACTCAAAGGCTAAGGTAATAATAAACGTAGGTGGGGCTAGGTCGTCAAAGAGTTACTCGATAGCACAGTTATTTGTAACCAGATTAGTAATGGAGAAGAACAAAGTATTCGGGATATGCAGGAAGACATTCCCCTCGTTACGGATGTCCACATACAAGTTATTTTTTGAGTTATTGAATCAGTACGGGATATACAGGGAAGACCGGCATAACAAGACATTCAACACTTACCAATACGGGACAAACATAGTACAGTTCTTTGGGTTAGATGAAGCGGAGAAGATAAAGTCAACAGAGTTCTCGTATATCTGGATGGAGGAAGCCAACGAGTTCACGTATGAAGACTTTGTGAATTTAAAGTTACGTTTATCGAGACCTTGTCAAGAAGGGGAACTTAACCAGTTATTCCTATCGTTAAATCCCATTGATTCGCACGGGTGGATACCGGAGAGAGCGGTCAAAGAGGATGATGTAGAGGTTATTCGTTCGACTTATTTAGACAATCCTACTTTGAGTAAAGATTACATTAAGACACTGACCGACCTGGCGATGCAAGACCAGAACTTTTACAGGGTATATGTATTGGGTGAGTGGGGCAAACTAGAAGGGTTAATTTACCGCAATTACAAGATACTACCAGAGTTACCCGTAATGGATGGGGCGAAGTGGGCTTACGGATTAGATTTTGGGTTAGTGAATCCGACAGCGATAGTGAAGGTTTACTTATTAAACGATAAGTTTTATTTAGAGCAGAGGCTTTACAAATCGGGATTAACCAATGCGGATATAATTGAATTTTTCACACACGAAGATAAAGGTGATATATACGGAGACCCTTCCGCCAAGATGATGATAGAGGAGATTTCGAGGGCGGGGTTCTCCGCTTACGAGGGACACAAGGGAGTTAAGGAAAGTATAGACCTTTGTTGTAGGCAGACGTTATTTATTCCACAAACATCAGATATGTTAATCAAGGAAATTCAGGGTTACTCGTGGCGGAAAGACCCTGTAGACCCGTCCAACTTCCTACCGGAGCCGGTTAAATACAACGACCACGCAGTAGATGCTTTTCGTTATGCGGTTTGGGGATTAACGGAGAGATACGGGTTTGCGACACAGAGACCCCATTCAGTTAAGCCTATTTCGACCCTAACATTCAGGAGATAAGATGGCGAAGAAACAGAAGCCCACAGTAGAAGAAATATTAACTCTATTTGAAACCTGTAAAGACATATACCAGTCTCTATTCAATCAGTTCGATGAAGACGAGACTTATTACGACCTTGCCTTTAATGACAAGTTAGGCTTACCGAAAGAGTTTGCTAATCAGGGTGTAGTTTTACCTACGGCCTCCGATATGGTAGAAAGCTGTGTCGACCATACTGACGTAGGAAATGCTAGGGTTTATACCAACCGCAAGGGTACTTCAGCAACTTCTGAAAAAGAACAGGAGATGATGCGGAAGTTCTATCTTGGTTTAATCCATAGGACTAACGTAGAGTCAACGATAAGCCCCTGGAGAGTGGGGGCTAAACATTTCTGGCTACACGGATTAGCGGTATTCAAAACAGTTTGGGATGCTGACAGGTGGAGTGATAAGCCGGAACAGTCTAAGGGAGAATCAGATGAATCCTACTCATCTAAGATAGAGAAATGGCGTTCCGATAACCATTTAAGTATTCCCATTGTGATTAAGGCCGTTCATCCCAGATGGATAATGCTCGACCCTTACGAAGATGGCGGGAGATTTGTATTTGAATTTAAAGATGAACTGGTTTATGACGTAAAGAATAAATATCCTACGTGGAGTAATCCTGAAGGGAAGAATGTTGATAAGACCGTAGAGCATATTTCCTTCTGGACGCCTGACTTTAGGTGTGAACTCTACGATAAAGAGCCTATCTTAAAGGCCGGTGTTGCGAAACACGACTACGGATTTTTACCCTATGTGGCTATTGATACGGGATTAGGGAATTTAAGCACTACAAACTCAATGGATAAGAGGTACGTGGGTATTTTAAGAAAGATACACGACCTCTTGATTTCCGAGTCAAGGAACTATTCTTTAAATGATATTGTCTTAGCGAAGACAGCCTGGCCTTGGATGACTATTGAGGGTGATAGTAGTGAAACAGTGGCAGCCATAGACGTATCTTTTGGTAAAGCAACCCAATTACCCAAAGGGTTAAAGATAGTTCAGCAAACACCACAAGTACCGCCACAAGCCCTACAATCGCACCTGGCGGTTACATCGAACTATATAGCATCCCACGCAGCCCCTAACGTAGTAAGGGGTATGGGCGAGACGGGAGTGCGTTCAGGGACAGACAGACGTTTATTATTAAGTGAAGCCTCTACCCGGTATCTTTATGCTACGGAGGCCTTTAAGCACGGTACAGCCAAGATTCTAACCAACTGTGCAAGATTAATGAAGAATGTTATCCCCGGTGATATAAGAATCTGGTCGAGAACGCCGACTGATGAATTTGACATTACGATAAACAAAGACGATATGAAAGAGCCGTTCAACTGTTACGTTGAATTTGCTCCTGTTTCAGAGGAAGACGAATACCGCAGGCACGATGATTTAGAGAGATTAGTCTCATCCAAAATTGTAACAAAGCAGTGGGCAAGAAAGCAGATGTCCAATGTAGACCCGATTGCTATGGAAATTGAGGAAACCGTTGAGGAACTTTCACAGAATCCGGCAGTTCAACAAGTCTCTGCTCAGTATGTCGCAGCGAGAATGATGGAAGCGGTATCTAAGAGAAGTGCTGCGGAAAGTATAAATAATCCTCCGCCTGAATTACCGCAAAACGCTATGGGGACAATGGATATGGGACAAGGTGGGCAACCACAACAGGGAACGCCTCCGATGATGGGGCAGCAATTAACGACCAACATTCCCAATATAGGAACTCCGGGTTCAGCACAGGCAGCACAGAACGTATTAGCCAAGATGAGGAGTTCTACTTCGATTAATCCGAATCAGGGAGCTGGTGGCGGAGGGAACAGGCGTTGAAGACAAATTCTTTCACACAGGCCGTAGATAAGTACGTAGCTACTCAGATGGCAGCTATTGATGTCATTATCGAGAAATACATTGACCCTTTAGAAGACATAGGGAATCCTGAAAAGTTAATCGGCAAGCCCTATGAAACGTGGACACCGGAAGATTTACAGTCGTTATCTAAAGTCTACGGAGTAAAAGAACCGAATCCTTTATCTGATTTTATCTTTAATAAGAAATACAAAGAACTACAAGCACTAAAAGCCGAGGAGATGTAAGATGGCCTATACATTATCACAGTATTATAACTGGCTGATAGCAAACCCAACTAGCACAATGACATTTGAACAGTGGTCAGACTATATGAGTGGTGGCTCTCCAGAATGGTCTGCACCCGTTACTACGCCTGCACCTAGAACTACCAGTGGAACGGGTGGAACGACAGGTAATCCAGTTATGGGAACTCCTGCTCCCTGGGGGACTCCTGAAATTAATCCCCCTTCGGGTAGTACATCCACAT